GTGACGGGCTGTGGGCACAACAAGAACAACAACACAAAAAAAAATGCAGCACGGGGGCGGACGGCGGAAACGGTAAAGCGGGAGAAAGCTCGGGGACAGGTAGTCGAACAGATTTTGGCAAAGCTGGAGAAGACCCTTTCGACGCAGAAAGTGAAGGCGACGTTGGGGGATTACATCCGGCTGGTGCAGCTTCGAAGGGAGTTGGGCGACGCCGAGCCGCGGGAGATCAGGGTGACGTGGGTAGACGGGGAGAACGAGCCGGAGACGGAATCCGACTCCGGGGAATAGAGTATCGGCCACTGGAATCGCAAAAGCGGTTTCATGAATCGGCGGCGCGGTTCAAGGGATTTTCGGGACCGATTGGATCGGGGAAGAGTCAGGCGCTGTGCCAGGAAGCGCTGAAACTGAGTTATCTGAATCCGGGGCGGACGGGGCTGATCGGGGCTCCGACGTATCCGATGTTGCGGGATGCGACGCAGGCGGCGCTGTTGGAAATTCTGGAGCGAAACGGGATTCCGCATGAGGTGAATCGAGCGGAGAACGTGGTGACGATGGCGGAGACCGGATCGCGGATTTTGTTCCGGGCGGTTGAGGAGTTCGAGAGGCTACGCGGGAGCAATCTCGCATGGTTTGGGCTGGATGAGCTGACTTACACGTCGGAGGAAGCGTGGCTGAGGCTGGAAGGGCGAGTTCGGGATCCGCGGGCACGGCGGTTGTGCGGGTTTGGGGTGTGGACGCCGAAAGGGTACGACTGGGTCTACGAAAGATTTATCGGGTCGCGGGTGGAAGGGTACGACATGGTGGTCGCGGAAGCATTCGAGAACCGGTTTCTGCTGGATCGGATTCCGGATTATTACGAGCGGCTGAAGAGCAGCTACGATGCGCGGTTCTACGAGCAGGAGGTGCTGGGGAAGTATCTGACGCTGACGGCGGGGAACGTGTATTACGCGTTCGACCGGCAAGGCAACGTCGGTGAGGAGGAAGTGAACCCGCGCCGGGCGCTGATGTGGGCGCTGGATTTTAACGTCGATCCGATGTGTTCGGTGATTGCGCAGGTGGATGGGGATCGGGTGACGGTGCTGGACGAAATCGTGTTGAAGAGGGCGAGTACATATCAGGCGTGCGAGGAGTTTGCGGGGCGGTTTCCGCGGCATGCGGCGGGGGTGGTGATTTATGCGGATGCTACGGGATCGAGAATGCAAACCGCGGGGACTTCGGATGTGGAGATTTTGCGGAAGTTTTTCCGGAATGGGGATTACGGGAAGGTCGAGTTTCGGATTCCGACGGTGAATCCGGCGGTGCGGGATCGGGTGGCGGTGATGAACGGGAAGCTGGAGTCGGCGGAGGGGGAGCGGAGGATGCGGGTGCATCCGCGGTGTAAGGAGTTGATCAGGGATTTCGAGCAGGTGGTGTTTCAGGAGAACACGCAGATGATCGATAAAGACCGGGATGCGAAGAGGACGCATTTGTCGGACGCACTGGGGTATCTGGTGTGGCAGGAGTTTCGGGCGGGGAAGATCGGGGAGCGGGGGATGCGGTTGCTTTAGGCGAATCGAAGGATAGACACAAAAGGGGGACAGACCGCTCTGTCCACGAGGCGAGGATCTAAACAGATCGCGTTTCGTGAATTGGGGACAGAGTGGCAGTCCCCCTTTTGTGTCTGGCTTTTTTTATGGATATTGATCGGGAACATCCACATTATTTACCGCGAAAGCATGTCTGGCGGCAGTATCGGGACCTTTACGCGGGCGGGGAGCAGCTTCGGCTGCATGCGCAGCATTACCTGGTGCGGAGGCAGAGGGAGCCCGCTGACGTTTATGCCGAGCGGTTGGCCCGGGTGTTTTATGAGAACTACATTGGGTCGATTGTGGACTGGTATGCGGCTACTTTGTTCCGGACGGAACCGGCGCTGACGTTTGCGGGAAGGAACGGCGGATTTTTTGCAGAGCTGGTGGGCGATATCGATCGGAAGGGGACGGAGCTTTCGGACTTCTGGCGGAGGCAGTTTGTTGAGGCGCTGATTGCCGGGGTTAGCTTTGTTTTGGTCGATTTTCCGCGGGTGCGGGAAGTGGCGGGGAATCGGGCGGAGGAAGATGCGCTGGGGGCTTCGCGGGCGTATTTGATCGATTATCCAGCGGAGGACGTGATCAATTGGTCGCTCGACGAGGAGGGGAATTACGAATGGGTGGTGATCCGGACGCGGCTGCTGAAAAAAGACCGGCTGGAGGACGCGGAGTGGCGGACGGAAGTCCGGTGGGCTTACTACGACAAGCAGCGATTCCAGATTTACAAAAAGGATGGCGAGGGATCCGTTGAGCTGGTGGATGAAGGGGCGCATGCGTTGGCAAAGTTGGGGCGGGTGCCGTTGTTTCCGCTGCGGATTCCGGAGGGGCTGTGGCTGCTGAACCGGGCGGGGTTGTTGCAGCTCGAACATTTTAATAAGTCGAATGCGCTGGCGTGGGCGCTGACCATGGGGCTGTTCGCGATGCCGGTGGTGTATTCGGAACGCGAATGGTCGCAGATGGTGGGGGAGAGTTACTACATTCAGCTGGCACCAGGGGATCGGTTTGGGTGGACGGAGCCTGAGGGCAAGGTTTATCAGATTGCGGCGGACAACCTGCGGAATCTGCAAGAGGAGATTTACCGGGTCTGTTATGTGCCCCAGGCCGGAGGGTCGCTGGATAAGACTTCAGTGCAGTCGGGGATCAGCAAGCAACTGGATTTTTCGATTACGCAGGAAGTGCTTGCCGCGTATGGCGATGTGGTGAAGGATCAGATCCGGCGGGTGTTGAAGGCGATTGCGGCGGCGCGGGAGGACGAGGTCGAGATCAGCGTGACGGGGCTCGATGAGTTCGATATCGCGGATTTTTCGACGGAGTTGAGCGATGCGCAGCAGTTGCTGGGGCTGGGGGTGGATTCGCCGACGCTCAAGAAAGAGATTTTCAAAAAACTGGCGCTGAAGTATTTGAGCGACGCGCGGCAGGACGTGAAGGATCGGATTGTCGAGGAGATCGAAAGTGAGTGAAGACGCGAATTTGAGGGATGTCGTAAGGGCGGTGCTGGAGGAGTTTGTGCGGGGCGAGCAGATGCGGATCGAGCCGGCGCAAAAGACGGAATTGACGGAAGAGAGACGGAGACGCGAAACGCTGGAGGCTCGGGTAAATGAATTGATCGCGGAGAATCAGCGGTCGCGGATGAAAGCGGAGGAGGCGGAGCGCGGGGCGGCGATTCGAGCGGAGTTGCAGAAGCTGGGGGTGACGAAGATCGAGTTGGCGTATCGAGCGGTGAAGGACGAGATTTACCGGAGCGACGACGGAAGATTGCTGGCTCGCGGGGGCGAAGAGGCCGGGGATTATCTGGCGGGGTTTGTGGGGGAGAATCCGGAACTGTTGCCGGCTCGGCTGAGCGGCGGGTCGGGGGCTTCGGCGGGGCAGAGAGGTGTGGCGGAGACGGCGGTGGATTTGGCTACGATCCGGCCGGGAATGAGCGCGGAGGAGATGGAGAGAGCGCGGCAGGAAGTGGCTCGGGTAGCGTCGCAGACGCTGCGGGGAGTTTAGGGTATCGAGGGTAGGGCGAATCGCGAAAAAGGAGAAATAGATGGGAATTATTACTTCGACTAATGTGGCGACTGCGATTGTCAAGCTGGTGGCGGCGGATGCGCTGCCGGCGCTGATGGGCAACCTGGTGATGGGGAATCTGGTGAATCGCGATTACGAAGCGACGCTGGCTCGGGCAGGGGACACGGTCAACGTACCGATTCCTCCGACGCTGGTGGCGAATAACATCGCGGAGGGAAGCACGGTTACGCTGCAGAATCCGAACCTGGGGAATGCGCAGATTATCTTGAATACGCATGCGGAGGCGACGTTTCAGGTTCCGGATGTGACCAAGGTGCTGGCAGTGCCGGACTTGCTCAAGCTGTATATGCAGCCGGCAGTGGTGGCGATTGCGGAGCGGATTGAGACGGATCTGTTGTCGCTGTATCCGGCGTTCACCTCGAATACAGCGGTGGGAACGGCAGGAACGACGATTACAGAAGCGGTGGTCGATAGCGCCGAGTCGGCGTTATTTACCGCGATGGTCCCGGCGAATGCGGGGAAATATCTGATCGTTGATTCGAACACCTATTCAGCGCTGCGGCAGATTCCGCGGTTCAGTGAGTTCAATACGGTGGGCGAGGCAGGCTTGCGGGCGATGATTGACGGGGCGGTCGGGAAGATGAAGGATTTTTACATCTTCCGGTCGCAGTTCGTGCAGAAGACGGGGACGAGTCCGGTGACGACTCATAATCTGGCGTTTGCGAGGGACGCGGTCGGGCTGGTGGTCCGAAGATTGCCGCAGCCGCTGCCGGGGACGGGGGCGATCGCGGAGTATGCGGAGCTGGGGAATTTCGGGATGCGGGTGACGATGAGCTATCAGCCGAATACGCTGGCGCAGCAGTTCACGGTCGATGTGTTGTACGGGGTGGGGGCGCTCAGGAATAGTTTTGCGGTGCAGGTGAATTCGTAGGGAAATCTTATTGGCCGCGAATGCACGCGAATGGACGCTAATCAGTCCAGGCAGCGTGCATTTGTGGCGATGGAAGACGAAATGGACTTGCGGGCGTATTACCAGAAAATTCGGCGGATTGAGGCGGGGATTGCGGAGGCCGCTGTGGTTGTAATTAGCCGGGAGACTTCGGATGGGGGACGGGCGGGGGTTATGACGGATGTGCCTCGGGGAGTTGCGGCGCGGTTGATTGCGGACGAGAAGGCGGAGCTGGCTTCGGCGGAGGAGGCGGCGGAATTTCGGGCTTCGGTGGAGAAAAAGTGGAAGATCGCGCAGAGGGTGAGGGTTTAGGGCGATGCTGCTGGGCGATGGGAGTCCGAACGCTGCGGCGGATCTGCAGGTTTACGAGATGGCGATTCTGGATGTGGCGCACACCGAGGGGATGGATCTGGACGTCAAGCTGACGCTGGCGACGGAGGAGATTTCGGAGGACGTGCTGGATATTCTGCTGGATCATACGCGGTCGACGGTGTTTCCGGAATCGAATTTGCGGAGAGCGCGGGGGGTGACGGATGTAGTGGTGACGCCGCCAATGAAACGATGGCATGCGCTGCATACGCTGGCGGTGGTCTATCGGGATGCGTTTAACAATCAGCTTAATGACCGGTACCTGGCGAAGTGGCAGGAGTATGGGGGGCTGGCGAAGGATGCTCGGGAGCGGACGATTAAGTTGGGGATCGGGCTGGCGCTGAATCCTGTGCCGCAGGCGGGAGCGCCGGTGATGGGATCGGTGGGCGGATTGGGTGCGGACGGGACGTTTTATGTGCAGGTGAGCTGGGTGTCGAGTTCGGGGCAGGAAGGGACGCCGAGTGAGGTTACGGCAACGGGGCTGACGGCGGGTTCGAATTTGACGGTACAGGCGGTGAATCCACCGGCGGTTGCGACGGGGTACAACGTTTACGCGGGGGCGTCGGAGGCTGAGATCACGCGGCAGAATTCGGCGCTGGTGCCGGTGGGGCAGATTTTCGAGATGCCGGATGGCGGGCTGGTCGCAGGTGTGGCGGCGGGGATGGGGCAGGCGGCGGATGTTTACATCACTGGTGGGCCGCTGGTGAGGAGAGGATAATCGCGTGGCGCAGGCGGCGAGTATCGTTACTTCGCAGTTTGTGGCGTTTTTGAAGGCGCCGGATACGGGCGTTTCGCAGGCGGTTGGGACACTGGCGACGGATTCGGGAATTGCGCTAACGCCACTGCCGGCGGAGCACGTGGTCGCGCAGAATACCTCGGTGGCGATTTCGGAGCGAAGCCTGGCGGTGAAGTATCCGGTGATTCACGTGTATTCGGATCGGGTGCGGAATTTGTTGACGGAGAAGTTCCGGACGTTTTCGGGCAAGGTTCGGACGGTGGCGGAAGTCCGGGTGTCGCAGGATCGTCTGGAGGGGCTGGAAGATCGGCTGCGGTTGTACGTCGACGCGGTGACGCAGGTGCTGGATGGGAATCGGGGGGCGTGGGCGCAGGGGGTATTTTTTACGGGCGGGTATGAGGTGAGTTTCGATCCGGTGCAGCATGGCGGGCGAAATTTTCTGCAGATGGCGAAGGTTTCATTTGAGGTGGATTTGTCGAGTTGACGCGGTTGCGGGAGCGGATGAATAAGGAGCAACGAAGGGGACAGACCGCTCTGTCCACGACGCGGCTGATGATGGTTCGGAGTTACGGGATTGGGGACAGAGTGGTTAGTCCCCTTCGTTGGTCATTTTCTTATGGCTTGTTACATATCGTCAAACAATAATCGGGTTTATGTGGCGCTGGAATCGGCATACGGGACGGTGCCCGCCGTCACCGGTGCCAACCGGATTCCATTGGTGAAACTGACGGCGAAGCAGGTTCCGGAGACGACGACGCGGCGGGATAAGACGGGGACGCGGACGTTTGTAGGGTTGCCGAGCTCGATCCGGAAGAAGACGTCGTTCGAGCTGAATACGTTCATGACGGAGTGGACGGATCAGACGGCACAGCCTAGTCATGGTCCGCTGTTTCAGGCGGCGATGGGAGGGACGCCGGCATTTTATAACGGCGGGACGGTCGCGTCAGTGACGGGGACTACGGAGATTCAGTTTACGGCGGCGCATGGGTTGAGCGCGGGACAGGCGGTGACATTTTTGGGAGAGATGCGTTTCGTCGCGGCGGTACAGAACGCGACGACGGTGTTTCTGAATGCTCCGTTCACGAATTTGCCGCAGGCGGGTTCCGTGTTTGGGGCGACGTGTAACTATTCGCTGGCGACGAGTTTGGGGAGCGTGAGTGTGCTGGATTACTGGGATCCGTCGAATGCCGTGCAGAGGATCGTGCAGGGCGCGGCGATGGATTCGATGAGCGTCAAAGTCAACGGGGATTTCCAGGAGTTCGATTTTTCGGGACCATCGCGGGATTTGATCGATAGTGCGAGTTTTGAGAGCGGGCTGGGTGGGCTGACGTCGTATCCGGCGGAACCGTCGACTGTGGGGTTCGACTACACAATTGTTCCGGGGCAATTGGGCGAGGTTTGGATGGGGGCGACGCCGGCGCAGTTTCTTACGATCACTTCGGCGGAGTTGACGCTGGACAACGGAATCGAACTGCGGGCGCGAGAGTTTGGGAGTGATTTTGCCAGATGCGTCGCGGCCGGGGAACGCAAGGTCACGCTGAATTTTGAATTATTCCAAATGGCGGATTCGCAGACCGCGGGGTTGTACCAGGCGGCGCGCCAGAGGTCGCCGGTTGGGGTGATGTTGCAGTTGGGGGAACAGACGAATCAGTTGTTCGGGGCGTATATGCCGGCGATGGTGCCGGAGGTCCCGGAGTTCGACGATGGCGAGACGCGACTGCAATGGAAATTTCAGGGTAGCCGGGGTCAGGGGATGGCGGATGATGAGCTCTATGTCGCCTTCGGCTGAAAAATATACGAGTTCGGTGTGGTTCGATTCAGAGACGCGCGCGGGTGTGCGGTTTGGGATTTTGCGAATTTCGTTCGGCCGGAGGATCGAGCTGGCGCGGAGGATTCGGGAGATCGGGCGACGGGCGGAGTTTTTAGAAGCATCGGGGGATGCGCGGGAGCGGCTGGAGGCTACGGTGCTGGCGGCGGAGATCGATCGGGCGTATCTCGAGTGGGGATTGATCGGGGTGGAGGGGATGGAGATCGATGGGGCCGCGGCGACGGCCTCATCGGCGATTGAGGCGGGACCCGCTGAATTAACAGCCGAGGTCTTGAGCCGTATCAAGCGCGAGTGCGGGTTGACGGAAGACGAAAGAAAAAACTAGTCGTCGCATTTCATTTTCAGAGTTCGAGTCAGGCCGCGTGGAGATGCGACGAATGCAGGCGGCTCAGGCTGGAGGAACGAAGACGGTGTGGGTTTTTGGAGGACGCGAGGCGCGGACCGAAGAAATTGGTTTGGGCGCGAGGGCGCGTGGGGGCGGAAGAGTGTCCCAAATCGCTAGTGACGGCGCAGAGTCTGGAGTGGATCGAGAAATTCTTGACGTGGAAGTTTGAGGGTGCGAAGGAGATTGGGAAGTTGGCGGCTCGAGATGCGGATGCGTTTTTGATTTTGGAAAGGGAATGGCGGGATGGCCAGCGGGAATCCAGTTGATGAAGTGTCGAGACTGCTCGGGTCGAGTGGATCCGGACAGAGCAGCTCAGCGTCTCAATTGAACGAACAGCTCACGACGATTGCGCAACAGTTGACGCAACTGCAGACGGTGAATCAGACGCAGATCGACACGTTGACGGCGAACACGCAGGCGCTGGTGCAGAATACGTCGACGAAGGGAACGAGCGGATCGACCGCCAGTTCGGTGGGGAGCACGATCGAGAGTGTGCTGGGATTTGGACTGGGGTTGAGTCCGCTGATTTCGGGGCTGGCGAGTTTGTTCGGCGGAGGGGGGAGCGCGCAGGCGGCGCCGCTGGTTCCTTATGTTGCGCCGCTGCCGGTGAATGCCACGGCAGGGATCAGCGGATCGACTTCGGGGGCGTTTGGCGTGGACACGGCGGATGGGGGGCTGCCGCGGCCGCAGGCGGCTTCGACGTCGAATACGCAGATTACGGTGCAGGTACAGGCGCTCGATAGCCAGTCGTTCTTAGATCACAGCAACGACATCGCGCAGGCGGTGAGGCAGGCGATGCTGACGTCGACGACGTTGAACGATGTGATCCGGGAGGTGTGACTTGGCCAGCTTTCCCGCATTGAAAACCGGGGTGGTGGCGCAATATCCGGCGGACCGGCAGCAGAACTTTTCGACGCAGGTACTCCGATTCCTGGATGGGAGTGAGCAGAGGTTTCCGGCGTATGGGGCGACGCTGCGGCGTTGGGTGATCCGGCTGGATTCACTCGACGAGGGGGAGCTGGCGAATCTGGAGGCGTTTTTCGAGTCGCAGGGAGGAAGAGCCGGCGTGTTTTCGTTTACCGATCCGTTCGATGCGACGGTGTATCCGAGTTGCAGTTTTGACGCGGATGAGTTTCAGGCGACGTATGGAGGTCCGCAGGAGGGGAAGGCATCGGTGACGGTCAAGGAGAACCGGAGCTGATGTTGGTGTTTCCACAGTTGTCGACCGGCGTGGTCACAGAGTATCCGGTGACGAAGCAGTCGCTCGCGCGGACGGTGGTGAACGCGATGGCGGATGGATCGACGGTGCTATTGGCAGATCCGGATGCGGCGGCGTCGGCTTGGCAGTTGAAGGCTACGGCGCTTACGGCGGCGGAGTGGGCGGCGATCGAGGCACTGTTTGTGGCGACATCGGGGATGTGGCAGACGTTTACGTTTTTGGATCCGGTAGGGAATTTGTTGGCGAATAGCGAGGATTTTTCCGCCGGGTCGTGGACGAATGGGGCGCTGATCGAGTTGACGCCAGGGGTGAGCGATCCGTTGGGGACATCGCGGGCTACGCGAGTGATTAATGCGGGGGCGGGCGTGGAGAGCGTCGCGCAGACGCTCGCGGTACCGGGGAATTTTGAATATTGCTTGAGCACTTGGGCGCGGACCATTGGGACGTCGAGCGTCACGCTGGCGATTGGCACCTTGACGATGACGTTTGCGCTTTCCTCGAATTGGGTGCGGGTTTCGATGAATGGGAATTTGGGGACGTCGGCGGCATCGGTGACGTTCGGGGCGCAGCTCGGCGTCGGGGCGTCGGTGGATTTGTTTGGGATGCAGGTGGAGGCCCAGCCGGGCGCCGGCGATTACAAGATGACGGGACGGGGAGGGGTTTTCTCGAGGGCGCGGTTTTCGTCAGACCGGTTTACGGTGACCGCGCAGGGGACGGATTCGTTCGATGTGACGCTGGGAATTGTGGATACGGAAGGATAGATGCCGACGACGATCGATCAATGGAAGGAACAGGAGGCTCCGGCGACGCCACTGTTTTTGTTCGATTGTGTGTTGAGCTCCGGTTCGACGGAGAGGTTCTCGACGCACGCGGTTTTGTTCGGGGGGAATGCGTACAGCGCTCGGCTGCTGAAACATAATCTGTTTGAATTGCGCGCTTCGTCGGATGCGGGACTGGACGGATCGGCGACGATTTCGGTGACTTTGGCGAATGCGGATTCGCATTTCTCGGAGATTGAGAGAGCCACGGGATTCAAAGGGGCGCAGGTCACGATCCAGTTTTTGTTTTTTGACCTGGTGGCGGGGGCGGCGGTTTCGGAGGCGAGGATCGTTTTTCGAGGAGTGGCAAATCCGCCGGACCAGATTACGGAATCGACGTTCCGGGTTGCGTTCAACAACCGGCTGAGCCTGCAGCGGATCGTGCTGCCGGAGGTGCAGATTCTGCGGCGGTGCCCATGGATGTTTCCGGCGAATCTGGGGCAGCGGCAGGAGGCATTCGACGGAGGGGTGAAAGGCAAGTATTCGGCAGTGTATAAATGTGGCTATTCGCCGGACGTGACTGGCGGCACGGGGAATTTGAACAGCGGGACACCTTTCACTTCATGTGACTTTACGCGCGCGTCGTGTGTCGCGCGGGGCATGTTCGATACGGACGCGAGCTCGAATATCACGCGAAGGTTCGGCGGACTCGAATTTGTCCCGCCGCAGATTGCGGTGCGGAGTTTCGGGGAGCAGGGGACGCAGCTTTCGGCGATCCAGGATAATCTCGCGATTTATAACGACTACGTGCCGCTGGTGTATGGGACCGCGTGGTTGCAGCCGCCGATTGTGTTCGCGCGTAACGACGGGAATCTTACGCGGATGGAAGTTCTGCTGGGGATGGGCGAGATCGAAGGAGTGACGACGGTTGTCGTCAATGGGATCGAGATTCCGCAGGCGATCAATGGGACCGACATGACGGCGACGGGGTGGTTCAACCTGGTGACGCCGGGGACGCGGAACGGTGCGTTCAATCTGGATTTCACGGATGCGTCAGGGAATCCGCTGGGCGATCCGTACGGCAGCATGGCGATGATGAGCGTGGTGGTGCCCAATGCGATCAGCAATGGGCAATCGCTGGCGACGATCAGTGTGCTGATGGATGGGCTGAAGCTCGAGCAATTCGATGACACGGGGACGTCGCTGGGGGAATCGTTTTCGAATAATCCTGCGTGGGTGCTGCTGGATGTGCTGCGAAGGAGCGGGTGGTTGACGTCCGAAATGGATCTGGTCAGTTTTGCGACGGCGGCGGCGTATTGCGCGACGGCGATTTCGACGACGGATTTGAATGGGAATGCGGTCGCGGCGGCGTTGTTCGAGTGCAATCTGGTGCTGACGGATCGCATGAGTGCGGCAGAGGTGGCGAAGGGGATTCGAAACGGATCGTCGTTGATGCTGACGTATGGGAACGGAGGGCTGCTGACGCTGCGTGTGGAGAATGCGCTTGCACTTCAGCAGCCGGCGCTGCCGGATGGTTCGAATAGCACGGAGGAGCTGAATGGCGGGTGGCCTTCCTATGAGTTCAGCGACGGGTCGGCGGATTTTTCGGGGCTGGCGCGGGCGGCGAATGGGGATCCGGCGATCCGGTTGTGGGCGCAATCGACGGCGGCGACTCCGAATCGGCTGACGATTGAGTTTCAGGACGAATTCAACGATTACCAGCAGGACAGTTTGGCGCTGGTGGATGTGGATGATGCGCTGTTGACGGATCGGCAGGTGACGGCGGCGTATGCGGCGCTGGGGATTCCGAATTTCGATCAGGCCACGCGGATTCTGACGCTGCAGTTGAATAAGACGATTGACGGGTATCAGTTCATCGATTTCGAGACGTCGGTGAAGGGGATCGGGATCGCGCCGGGGGATCTGATCACGATCACGTATTTGAAAGAAGGACTGGAACGGCAGCCGTTTCGGGTGGTGAAGTTATCGCCGGGGCAGAATTATCAGACGCTGCAGGTGACGGCGCAGTGGCATGACGATTCCTGGTACACGGCGGCGGGCGCGGCGGGGACGGGGACTCGCCGCGCGCCGGGGGCGGGAGTGGGGATACCGCGGCCGCTGGTGGGGACGGCGATCGATTCGCACGGGATCGAACAATTTGGGATCACGGAGATCGACACGGAGAGCACGGATGGGTCGTTTGAGGTCGAGTTGAGTGTCGCCTTTGTGGCGCCGGCGGTTCCGGTGGCGACGGGAGTGACGATTCCGCTGGTGAGCCTGGATGCGGCGGTCAATACGACGGGCGGGACGATCGCGGGTGGGCAGAATCTTTATTACGCGATCAGTGCGCTCGATGGAAGCGGGGGAGAAAGCGGACTTTCGTTTGCGATTCGCGCGTCGATTCCTTCGGGGACGAATACGAATGAGGCGGTGTTGGGCGGATTTAGCTTTTCTTCGGGGACCGCAGGATTCAATGTTTATCGCGGGCTGAATCCGATTGAGCTGCTACTCATTGCCGGGAATGTCGCGGTGGCGACGAGGTACACGGATACGGGGGCGACGGCGACGCTCGAAGGTCCGCCGGATGCAGCTTACGACCACGCGAATTTTTACTGGCGGCTGGAGCTGCAACCAGAGATCGTGGCGAATATCGAGTCGGCGTCGACGATTGGGAATTCGACGCTCGGGATGCTGGTGAATGATTTTCGCGGCGCAGTGGTTAGGATTACGCGTGGAACGGGCGCATCGCAGGAGCGGGCGGTGCTATCGAACACGGCGACGACGTTGACGCTGGCGATGGCCTGGACGGTGACGCCGGATACGACCAGCTATTTTGTAGTCGCGGAGTCGACTTGGAATTTCGGGGGACTGGGCGCGACGAGTCCGGTGACGATCGAAGTGCCGAATCAGACGGGGGCGACGGTGGAGGTTTCGGGGCGGTCGGCGAATGCGCTGGATCAGGAGAGTTCCGTCGATTTGAATCCGCTGACGCGATGGCAGATCGGCGGGGCCGCCGGTGGTGGAGTGGATGTCGACGTTCCGGCGATGCCGACGTTCGGGTTGGACCTGGCCGGGCAGGGCACGATTGATTTGACCGGGATTGCGTTTACGGATTTGACCAACACGCACACAATCCTGGCTGGGACGCTGACGCTGTACTTCTGGAACGAATTGAGCAGTCCGTCAACGTTTACCCTGGCGAGCGCGATTCTGGCCACGGATACGTCGATCACGCTGAGTGCGGCGGGACCGGCGGTGGCGGGGGACTTGATTCAGATCGAGGGCGAGATTCTGAGTGTCGTATCGACTAGCGGAGGGGGGACGGTTTATCTGGTCACGCGAGGGTCGCATGGGAGCACGGCGGCGGGGCACGCGGCGACGACGGCGATTTATCACTTGAATCGGAATGTGACGATTGTCCCATTTGTGGATGACTTCTTCGGTAGTCCCGCGAGCGGGAGTTATTCGGCATCGATATTTCTGCCGGATGTGAGAGTGGGCGCGGCGGAATTGTTCATGACGAATGTTCGGGGGAACAGTCCCTCGGCTATGGCTTCGTTCGGGGCGACTACGGATCAGGGGCTGCGGACGCTGGCGGGAGGGCAGTTGTCGATTCAGGTGGAAGGGTATCTCGCGATTCAGACGGATGCGGCGCCGCCGTTGATGATCGACGCGACGGTTGCGCCGCGCGACATTTTTGCGGTGGTCAATGAAGCTCCCGAGCAGGTTTCGGGCGATCCGGCCGGGACGGACGTGCTGCATCTGAAGCTGTGGCAGGGATCGACGCTGTATTGCGAGTTGTCGTTCAATGACGGCGATCTGGTGTCGAATTCGGTGAGTGGATTTGGATTGCCGCCGCTGATTTCGGGGTCACAGTTGAGCCTGGACATCACCAACGTGCATGGCGAGCCGAATACGCTTCCCGGACGCGACCTGACGGTGGTCGTGCGGTTGTAGTTTTATGGCTCTGCAGAAGCTGACGCCGGATCGGGATTTGCAGTGCTTCTATTTTGAGCCGTCGGCGATTGCGGCGTTGAGCGGCACCTCCGACACGGGATTCACGGTCTCGGGGACGTGGCGGCAGCAGTTCGATTGGGCGGTGATCGAATGGAATCGCGATAACACGTATGAACATCCGGCGTTTCGCAATTTGCCGGACGGGGATTTGAGCGGGCTCGCGTTGAGCTATCAAGAGACGCGGACGAATTGCATCCCGCTCGATTCGAGTTTGTTCGCGACGGTGGATTGGCCATCGCTGCGGATCTGGGCGACGCCTTCCGGAGGCACGGAAGCCATCTATTGGGTGCGGCTGACGGATCATGCGACGGCGGCCGCGGGAAGTTATGCGTGCGCGTATGCGGATTTCACGCTTTCGGGAACGCTGACGAATGGCGATTACCTCGGGCTCGCATACCTGGGCGCGGATTATACGTATGCGGTTTCGGGATCGCCGGCGCTGAGCGACGCGATTGCGTGGATCACGAATGCGATCAACACGTCTGATCCGCTGCTGAAGGCCGTGCAGACGGGGACGACGATCCGCGTGTATTACACGGGCGGGAGTTCGATTTCGTCGAGCACGGCGGGGGCGAACGGGAATCGGTTCGGGATGTACTCGTACGCGACCGGACCGAATCGTGGGATGCGGCCTCGAAGACATTCGCGAATGGAACATCGCCGACGCAGTGGCAGGTGACGATCGATTTCAGTTCGCCGCTTTCGGGAAATACCAAGGCGGATTTTTCGGGATCGTGGCTTGATGTTCCGACGAACAATGTCCGGAAGATGCGGTGGACGTACGCGGCGGATTTGCAGAGCGGAGCTTATTCGCGCAGTGAGTTTCAGGTGGTGGTTTCGGATTGGACGGTGACCGGGACGGGGCGCGATTATTCCGTCGCGGGACCGGGGAGCCGGCGTCTCGAAGATGATTCAGTGGACGTGCAGTTCAGCGGATCGTGGACGGAGACGCGGGGGAATTTCTCGGGCGGGACGATTCATTCGACGACGAATACTGGCGATTCGGTTTCGTGTACCTACGTCGCGGTTCAGCCGCACACGCTGTATCTGGGGGCCCGATATCTCGGGTTGACGGGGGCCGTGGGGGCGTCGATCTCCATTACGGTTGATGGAGTCTCGTTGGGCACGGTGAATCTGGAGATCGACGGCGAGGATGTGCTGGTTCGGTATCCGGTGGGATCGTATGCGGCGGGATCGCATACGGTTATAGGCGCGCACGCCGGACCGGGCGGGAATGTTTTTTATTTTGATTTTCTTGAGCTGGCGTCGGCGTCGACGGTCTTGCCCATATTCGTCACGGAGGCGAAGTTTACGCTGGCAACGGATTGGGATACGGAAAATTCGCTGGCGCTGGCGCCGGAGCGCACCGCGTGGCAGATTGACTCGCTCGGATTTACGGGAAGGCAAAATCATTACGCCGGGGCATTGTGGTTTTATGAACTGGCGAATCCAGCGAATGTGTATGCATCGGCAACGGTGACGTTTGCGGGGACACCGACGGCGGGGGATTCGGTGAACGTGACGCTGGCGACGTTTGGAGTAAGCGGGTCGGGCGTGGCATTGAACAAAACCGTGCATACGGGGATGACGGTGGATATGGTCGCGCTGGCGTACGCGATTGAGTTGAACAACGGATATACGGGGGTGTGGGCGTCGGCGGCGGGCGCTGTGGTGACGATTTGGGCGCGCGAGCTTGGATCGGCGGGGAATAACAATACCGTATCGGCAACGGCCACGAGTGGTTCGTTAACGGCGACGGCGGCGGGTACGGCGATTACCGGGGGCTTTCGGTTTGCTGGCGGGACGGACGGGCAGTGGCTGACGGACCTGACGGCGTCACCCAGATTGAATCGGGCGGCGCGGGACTGGCACTCAAGCTTTTTCGCGGCGCTAAATGGATACGGGATTGAGTCCACCGCGTCGTTCAGCATGGAGCTGGGGAACGGCGATACGTCGGCGGCGGCGGGGATCGCGCAGGAGGGGCCTGCGGGCGATCCCATCGTGTTACCGACGCCTTCCGTGCAGACGAATTTTTCCCCAGCCAGTCTCGCGTTCTGGCAGGAGGCGTATCTGGAGATGGCGGCGCTGCAGGTATCCGCGGGGATGACGCCGTATCTTCAGTTCGGAGAAGTGCAGTGGTGGTATTTTCCGAACGACGGAGCGGGTCATCCGTTTTCGGGAATGCCGTTTTACGATGCGTGGACGCAGAGCCAGTTTCTGGCTACCTACGGGCACGCGATGGCGACGATCACCACGAATACGGTGAATCCGGTAAGTTTTCCGGATGAGACGGCGTTTCTGCCGGCCGTGATCGGGGATTTTACCAACGCGATCATGGCGTTCGTGCGCGCGGCGTATCCAGCATGCCAGTTCGAAGTGCTGTATCCGACCGACACCAACACGACCGCTTTCAATCAGGCGATCAATTTTCCGGCATCGGCGTGGACGCCTTCGGCGTTGGCGGTTCTGAAGACGGAAGATTTCGGATTCACGCTCGGGCGGGATCTGGATGAGTCGGAAGGGACCATGGCGTTCGGACAATCGCTCGGATTTCCGGCGACCCAGCGGGCGCATCTGGCGGGCATCGGTGACGCGACGACGGCCTGGCTTAAGGAAGCGGAAAGCGCGGCGGGCAAGGGGTTTGAGAGCGTGGTGCTGTTTGCGTTAGATCAGTTTTGCTTGATTGGCTACCCGGCGCCGTTGCCGAGTCTGCTGCGACGCAGTTTGCGCATGGGTTGA